CGCAGTCAATCATGCAAGGTTACACCACTGGCCAATGGAGTGCTACGCATCGGTCAACAATTGCTGCTCTTGCAACAAATCAATTCACTTGTGCCAATGCTACAGCAGATCAATACCGTGTTGGTCAATCCATCACCTGTGGCGCCTCAGAAGGCTCAACATCAATCTTTTACGGTCGGACCATCACAGCTATCAACGTGGTTGATGGGACAACTAAGGCCATCGTCTTTGATGGCGCACCAGTGGATATACCGCTTAACTCAGCAATCATCAACTCAGGCTATAAAACTGGTTGGTCTAGCGAGTTAAAAACAGGTTGGGCTGTGGCTAATGATGGCAAGTCGCCAATGGCGTTTTTAGGCATCGAGTCCCTTTGGGGTGATGTATGGCGCTTTATAGACGGCCTCAATATTAATGACGGCATACCATGGGTTTGCAAAAACTCCGCTCAGTATATGTCAAATCTCTTTGCAGCGCCTTATGAGCAATTAAGCTATTCAACTTCATTAACTGAGGGTTACGCCAAAACCATGGGCCACGACTTTGACAAACCATTCGCATCTATAACAAGCGAGGTTGGTGGTGGCGCAAGCGCAAGCGCTTACTACTCTGATTATTATTACAGAGCAGCGGGTCAGCGCGTCGCTCGGCTCGGCGGCGGCTGGTACAGTGGTTCGTTTGCGGGCCTCTCGTGCTGGTCTCTGAACAGTTCTGCTGCCGATGCGTGGATCGGCATCGGCGCTCGACTTGTTAAAAAAGCTCTGTCAGACCCATTGGCGCAAATGGAACCAAATACTAGTGTGGCTAAATTACCTGCCAACTGTCTACTCAACGGCTTCGCAGGCACAACGGCTAGTGGGTGGACAACTGTATTATGTCCTAATGGTAAGTCAGTACCATTCCTACAATTCGATGGCTCAAACGACTACGGCATAGCTAACCACCCTAACTTAGACATAACGGGTACGGGTGACTTTGCGATTGGGTGTGTGTTCAAGACTGGGGCTACACTAGGGCAAGGTTATTTACTTTACGATGGAAGTGGTACAGGGTTATTGTCGTATGGCATGTATATGTATGCTGATGGAAAGTTAGAAATCAATTGTCAAAACAGCGGTCAGCTAATAAATAATAGTTTGCCTTGTTTATTACCAAATTCTTTATACACACTTTTATATTATAGAAAATCAGGTGTTTTAAAATGCAGATTGAATAAAATTCAAAACTTTAACACGGCTAATGTAAATTCACTTTTAAATCAAACTTATTTCAGAGTTGGGGCGTCTACATCAAATGGCGTAGATATAACTAGTCCTTTAAGGATTGCACTAGGTCTCCTAACCATCACCAACGGCGCAATCACGCCTTTCACAGAAGCAGAACTAATCAGAAAGTTTGATAGACTTACCATGAGTCAATTCGGAATATAAGGGGGGTATAACATGAACTGGATTATCGGCACACAAGAAGAATTTGACCTAGCCAACCTATCAACATCAGGCGAACGCTCACTAACCATAGACACACCACAAGGTGAGCAGACAGTTTACATCAAGCACGTTGAGACTGGAGCTGATAGTTTGATAGCCATGGCAAGACTTAATGTGTACAACTTGATTACAGCAGATGAACTCCAATTCATCCTACCAGTGGAGGATAACCATGATCTGTCCAACATGCGGGGGGCACCTGAAGAAAGCTGAAACTTATTCAGGCAACCCCTCAGAGTTTTGGCTAGAGTGCAACACATGCAACACCTTCATCAATACCTATAAGCCACAGCCCCACCAACTTGCCGTTCATAATGATGATACCCTTTATCTTATGAACGCAGGTGGTTAAACAACCATGACCACTTTAAATCTCTCTAATTGCTGGGAACTCCTAGACCAGGACAATCAGCAGCGAAGATCCACTATGTTATTGTAGCTTGACAACACATAACCCTCATAGTATGATGAAAGAAAAGGAGGCGTTATGGAAGATTGGAAAGCATTACCTAACTGGGAGGGCCTATACGAAGTAAGCCCATTAGGATTCATTAGATCCATCCCAAGAAACGGCACTAGAACTACGGGACGCGTACTCAGCAAATCCACAGACTCAGATGGATACAGTGTGTGCAAACTTAGAAACGGTGCTAAGGTTATAACAATAAAAGTCCATCGCGCAGTTGCGCTGGCCTTCATACCTAACCCTGATAGTAAACCCCAAGTCAACCATGATGATGGCAACAAGCAGAATAACCACTACACCAACTTGGTGTGGGCCACTGCTTCAGAAAACATCAAGCACGCTAAAGACATGGGACTGCAGATGGAATGCCCAAACCGAAAACAGGTTCAGCAGGTCGATCAATCAGGTACAGTCATTGCAACCTTCCCATCACTCAGAGCTGCCGAAGAAGCTACGGGTATAGGATGGACTGGAATCTCAGCCGTCACCAGGGGCAAGAGAAACCATGCAGGCGGGTATAAGTGGATAACGTTCAACGACTAGCCGAAAGGCGTACACCCAAGTGGGTGGAAACGGGAGGCCTTCCGAAAGGAAGTGATGATATAGTCTACTCTCATAGGTAACTATGAGCAGCGAAAGCGACTAAGAGCTAACGACCCTTAGTGAATACAATGATGGTTCAGGTAAGACACTGACTAGCCGACAAGAAGTATATCGCCACATCTTCACCACACCAAATGCCAACATCCTCATTGGTGCCAAGGTCGCTGCCCAGTATGAGCAGACCATCAAGCGGGATATTGAAAATGATTTGCCAACGGCCTTCATCAAGACAGTCAATGTGCAGAAGTCTTACATGGATCTCATCAATGGGGCCCGGATCCTGTACCGGTCCTTTGATGACCCAGAGAAATTAAGATCCCTGAACTTAACTATGTTTGTTATGGTCGAGGCCTCTGAGACAACTGCCGAAACATTTCAGCAGCTCAAGACTAGAACCCGTAACAAGCAGGCCATGTCAGCAGACCTCCAACACGATTGGAGACGTGGCATTGTCGAGACGAATCCCGGGGCAGGTTGGATACGAACAGACTTCCTGCTGAACTCAGCCAGAGTTCAAACCCATGGCTCATCCCTTGACCAGTACGCACCATCCCTAACACCTGATAGAAACCTATCCACACACATCACATCCACAGATGCCAACCGCTATCTGCCACCATCCTTTGTCAACGAACTCGTCGCCAACAGACCACACTGGTGGGTATCGAAGTTTGTGTATGGATCCTTCAGCTACTCGGAAGGACTCGTCTATCCATCTTACTCAAAGGCAGTCGTGCCAGCCTTCCCAGTACCAAGGCATTGGAAGCGCATCGTTGCAGCTGACTACGGCCTGTCAGATAAGTTCTCTTACTTGGCTGCTGCCATAGACCAGGACAATGGCATCTGTTACTTCTACAAGAACTATGCCACCAATGATAGGAACATTGAGTTCCTCGCCTCTAAATACTTTGAGTTCACAGCTGACATTCCAGCAGGTGGTCTGCTCACTGCTCCAATCATGGATCCGAAGTCAGGGCCAAAGAGAGACTACGATAAAAAGTCATTGTACTCCCACTTCTTAGATCACAACATTGCATTCCAACCGGGCCATGTCTCAGTTGATGCCAGAGTCTACAGGTCTAACACTTACTTTGAATCAGGTAAGGTTAAGATTATGGATGACTGCATCGAGCTCATCACAGAGCTATCCGACTACAGGTTCCCTGAGAGGTCACTCAATGCAACCATGCATTCAGACAAACCAATTGATAAGAACAATCACTCCATCAATCCAATGGAATGGATTCTTATGTGGTTACCTGCTGACCCACGCAAGTTAATCCTTGGTGCATTCAGAAACCACATCTTGCTAGGTGACATGCAGGCAGACTCAGATACTAATCACATCTGGCAACTGGATGATGGACAGAGCAAGGAACATAACATACAACCCGATGTCTTCTACTTGCCAACGTTAGATACATTATTCTAGGAGGCCCTATGTACATTGCCGCAGCCCTCGTGATTGTCACACTCATCTTAGTGTACAAGCCAATCAGCATTAGCATCAACATCAACCATCAACTAATTCAACCATCTGCCCCATCTTCAGAAGGCATCACAGACGAGATGCTAAAAGAAGTACAGCGCACACAACCACCTAGTGTTGAAGAGCTGATGCAGGGCATCAACAGTATCATCAATGACCTGGAGGATGGACATGGCAAATAAAGAACCGCTTATCACAGTCAAAGAATTATCTGACTTGTTCAATGTGGCCTTGACAGAGTACCAACCCATACACAGACGTATGCGACTGTTGGATGCAGTAGACCGGGGCAAGCTGTGGAAAGCTATTCAAGCTAGATGGCCTTCTTATCAGATGTTGCCCGACACCAATCATGCGGCCTACATCAAGACCAACCTACTGGCGTCACTCTATTCCATTGGCAGGTCAGCCTCACTCCTACCTGCATCAGAACATGATGTCAGTATTATCACTGGCCTTAACATGGCTATTGAAAATATCTGGGACACAAATCAGATTGCTTACTTTCAGATGCAAGCAGGAGAGCGAGCAGCCCTATTGAACCTTGGTGTCACGCAGGTTGGTTGGGACAACAGCTTCATCCAAGGTACAGGTGATACCTTTACCAAGGGTAAGCATGCCATTAAGAACATTGACCCCATGAAATACATGCGGGACCCCTATGCCATTGACATTGAGCATGCTCATTTCGCTGTGGTATGGGATGATTACCACGAATCAATCATCTTACGCAACAGCTTATACGCTGAAACCTTCAAAGCCTACAAAGAAAAGACTGTCACTCAGCCGTCATTGGACTCAAGTATACCAAGTTACCTGTCTGACCAGCTCAATAAGCCAACGGGTAAGGGCTACTACCGCATTTATACCTACTGGATTCAGAAAAATGGGCAGGTACATGAGGTACACGTGGTCAACAATGACGAAATCCTGTACACCAAAGAGAATATCAAGCCAAACATGATTCCACTTGTGGAGCTTTACTGCAATTTACCTGCCGGTGACATCGTTGGTACCTCAGAAGTGTCCAAGACCTTCGCCAATTCAGTGGCATACAACATGATGACCTCCATTTTGCTGACAGCAGAGGTGAAAAACCAGCGACCACCACGGTTTGTCAACGCACAAGCAGCAATTGACCTGCGGTCTTTCCTAAAACACGGGTCAGATTCGGATTATACCTTCGTTGTCAACGGAGATGCCAGTCGTGCCGTGCATTATCAGCAGTTCCCTGCACCATCAGGCCTGATTGGTAGCATCATGGGTAGCTTGAACCAAGATATCCAGACCATCTCAGGTGTTGATGGCAAATACACTGGCAAAGACACTGGCTCCATACTCACCACTGGTGGTATTGAGCAGATGTTAGACCAGGCTACCATGATTGACCAGCCAAAGATTGTCAACTACGAGAGATACTCCACAAGATTGACACAACTCATTGTCCAAGTCCTATTGGCCTACGGTGGTACCCGCAAATACTTCGTTAAAGACAAGAAGGGCAAGTCAGTGACAGTTGATGTTGACTATGAAGCACTAGATGCTAACACATTGAACCACTATGGCGTTAACATCTCGGCCCATCTACCAAAGAACAAGCAACGTGTAGCACAGATGGCTAACACACTCATGGAAAAACAGATGCAGTATGGTGGCAATGGTCAGCAAGTACAAATCATCACACCTGAAGAGTGGTTAAGATATGTTGACCTACCAATGAAGGAAGAGATGCTTGAACGTATGGGCGTTGAACGCAATACCAACTTCGTTGACAAGGTTGCAGCCATTGTATTTCAGTATGGTGAGTTGGTTAATGGCGGCATGGACCCAGAGGATGCCCTCCTTACCACAGCCGACATGATGCAGGGTAACACAGAGATGCCACAAGATACAGCGGTGGCCCCACAACTACAACCCAACATGCAGTATTAGTGCTTGACATTTGTTGGTGCCATGTTAAACTAATGTTAGAAAGTCCGTAGCTTCCTCTACGAGTAATATACTTACACCTTCGCCAAGTGTAAGCGAAAGGAGAATGGCAGTGGATAGAATAGAAACGACTAGCGGTTTAGACATCTTCTTGTCGAACCCAACACCAGCACCTGCTGCAGAACCAGCCCCATCGGAACCTGCACCAGTCGTGACTGACCCAGCAGTTGTAACCGACCCAGCACCAGCGGGAGGTGATCCAAATCCAGCAGATCCTGCAGTAGTTGCAGACCCTGCTCCAGTAGCTGAACCTGCACCAGTTGTAGATGATGCTGCAACCAAGCGTGACAACGCAGCCTTTGCTGCAATGCGTGCGCAGAACACAAAGCTTGAACGTACAATCAAAGACCTAGCTGCAGCCATGAAAGTTGAAGCCTCTAGTACCGACGAACTCGTACAGAAGCTGAATGTTATGGCAGCTGAAAAGCTTGCAGGTGGTGTACCAGTTGAGATGTACATGGAACACACGAAGATGAAAGAAGAACTGGCGGTCATTGACCAAGAGAAACACAACAACATGGTGTTTCAACAGTTCGCCAACATTGGCACAACATATAAGCTGACACAGCAGGAGATCTATGATTTCGCTACTGCTCTCGAAGCGCAAGGTATCAAACCTTTTGAACAACGCGGTGTAGATCTGAATGCCTTATTCTTTTCTATGAACGCTGAAAGTATTATGACCAAGCGTACACAGGCTGCTGTAGAAGCAGCACTTAGAAAAGACGCCGAGGCGAATCAGAGCGCATCGAAACCGCAAGGTACACAAGGTAGAGCACCTGGTCAAGAACCAACTGCTGTATCCACTGTCGCCGGGCTTGATGCATTCTTGAACGGCAAATAACAACCACTCGTAGAGGAGGACACACATGCCAGCATTAAACGCATTAGCAGATATCAACAGTTATGTTGAGATGGCAACCAACGCAGGTCCTGGCGTAGTTAACCCTGAGGTTTTCTACACTAAGCAATTGCTTGACACCATTCGCATCGATGGTAAAGAGTTCATCTATCACGCACTTGCAAATGAATCTCCAATTCAGGAGAAGGCAGACAAGTTAATCGTTCGTAGATGGGCACCACTCCAAGCCCACACTGTTCCATTATCAGAAGGTATCCCACCTAAGTCTGATAAGGGCTCAGTAGAAAAGTATGAGATGGATGCGCTACCTTACGGTCGTTACATGGAGTTTACTGATAAAGTAAACTACGCTGTAGTTGATCCAGTAGTCGCACACTACACAAAAGAGTACGCTCTTGTTGCTGTAGAAACTATCGACATGCTTGCTCGTGAAGAGTTGCTTGCGAAAGCACAACGTTACTTTGCAGGTGGCGCACTGAACATGACTGGACTTCGCATTGCAACTGCTAAGCCTAAGTTGTCTGACCTTAGACAAATCGTGCTTTCATTGCAGAAGCAACTTGTTAAACCTAGAGGCTCATACTACACAGTAGTTGTTTCTCCAGAGTTTGAGTTCGACATGTTTGATGACCAGTTGGTTCGTGACTTCATGTCAATCAACCAGTCTACTGGCAACATGTACAGCACAGGCGCACTTGCTCCTATGTTCAACATGGAGTTCAAGAAGACTATGGTCTGTCCTACATCTTCTGCTTACATCACAGCAGTAGGTAGCAAGAAAGCAATTAGAATCTACAAGCTCAAAGTCGGTGGTGACCCTGCGACTTGGGATGATACACTTGATGCACAAGGCTACATCTACCGTGAGTTGAAGGAAGATGATGCAGGCGCATACTCTAAGGTATCAGGTTATGTGAAAGATAGCCGTACTGGTGAAGATGCATCTTACATCCCTGACCAAGACGCATGGGTTATCCCAGCAGGTTGGAAAGAACTTAAGGTTCATCACATCCTTGTTGTTGGTGCAGACGCTCTTACTAGAACTGGCTTGGCTGGTGAAGGTAACGCGAAGATGTACGTCAAGCCACTTGGCTCTGCAGGTGTTTTAGATCCTATCGACCAACGCCAATCTATTGGCTTCAAAATCAACTCAGTTGGTTACGGCTCAACCCGTTTAGAAGCAATCGTAGATTACCTTTGCATTCCAACTGAGGCCAACTTCTAGGAGGCCCCATGGCAGCTAAAGAATCAGTAACAACTGCAACTAGCCAACCCGTAGCCGAGGGCGAACAAACCCGCGGCGCACGGGCAGCTATTAATCCACAGAAGACAGTGCAAGTTGCTGCGCAGTACAGAGCAGAAAAACTTGTGGATGTCTCGATCTCACCGCTATATGCGAATGAGTTCAGCAGAATGATGCCAGTATCATTAAACGGCATCCGGTTGAATATCCCAGTGGATGGTCAGGTGTATCAAGTGCCTGAGTCATTCGCAATGGAAATCAACGCACGTGTTCAAGCAGTGAATGCTAGAACAAGACGACAAAAGAGAATGTCTGACATTGCACGCAATGTTGAACAATCACCAGGGGAACTTGAACTGTTCCGCTAACCACTAAGGGGGGCAGACTATCTGCCCTCCTTTTTTAGTAGAGGTGACTAATGAAACTGACAAACATCGTAACACTATTCAATAGTGCCTTGGCAGGTGAGCGTTATGCCTACACACAAATCATCCATTTGTTAGACAAGGCCATCGATGATATCAACAATGACTTACAAGCCATCTATCCGACCTTCTCAGAATTACCCGATGGGTCAACCGACTATGACTTGTTCCCCGACATCTACATCAGACAGGTGGTTGTCATTGGTGCAGCCTACTACCACTACATCGAAGATGAAGAAGGTATCTCAACGGCACCGCAGTACATGCTTGATTACAACACAGCCCGCTTTAAGATGCTCAGAGATTACATGACCAGTGTACCTGAACTCTATCAGCGCACAAACAATACGGCACTATACTTCGCCAGAGATACAGAGACTGGTGAACGGGGGGTGACTCTGGATGCAACCACTCTTATTCCATAGCTATAAGAACCAGGCCCGGAATGCAAGACTGGTTGTAACCGAGACGGTCTTTGCAGAGGGCATGACCACAACAGATAACCCACTCCCACTGGGTCAGTGCTCTCTCTTGGTTAATGTTATTGCCAAGGACCAAGGCGAACGAGTCAGACCCCGCGGTGCGTGGGTTCCTGTGCAATCAGGGATACAAGTAGGTACAATTGACTGGGACCTAAACAATAGGATAGTCCATCATGTAGGTACGACTTTCATTACTTACTTAGATGGTACCGTCAAGCTCCAACGGTATGCTATGCTTGCCCACATTTGGTCACCTACTGAGTGTCGAGTGGGCCATGATGTCACAGACCTCAACCCAACACCAACACACATCTTGATTGAAGAGCCATATGTCAGACCAATTGACCCACTGGCACCACTGCCTGCACCCGATGACCCAGTGTACTTGGGTACCCTAGTTAAGGGAACCTACACAGGGACTGTGAAAAGAATCATCAAGCGATACAACAACGCAGACATCATCAAGATGCACGACATGTTAGTACAGAACCCTAAGACCCCAGGGTTCTTTGGCACTATCAATGGTAACACTTACCTACTAGGTGATGACTCACTCTATAGATTGGTGATTACTAACCACGGCCCCAATGATTATCGGTTCAACTTTGAGGCAGTCACGCCTTTTAATGTGACACCTAGCCAGGCCTTCAACTATGGTTACAACATGTTGAAGACTGCACCCTACACATTTGCAAACAACAACACTGGCGCACTCAGGTTACATGGTGTCCTGCCCTATGATCCTGTATCGAATGCCTTGAAGTTGCAAGCAAGAGTAGGTGAGGCTCTACGTTTCAAACTAGTCTATGACTACAATGTCTCTCAGACCTACAAAGTAAGATGGGAAATCCAAGACATCTACGCCCGGGATGGTATTACTGCCATTCAGACTCAGCAGCAATCACCAAGCTACACTAATGGTGCTGAGATTGCACTGGACTATGTGCCACCTTACAAGCAGTTCTCAGTTATTGTTACTGTCTTCTTGTCCACTGACTTAGTGAATCCACTGAAGGTTATCACTCTAGCCAGCTTCCACTTGGCAGATGATGTACTGAACCCAAACAAGAATGAGTCCAAGACATTCAACCTAAAGCAAGCCAAGGGTATGATGACTTGGAAGAACCGCTTAGTATTCTGGGGTGTACCACAAGCAGAGCTTGCTATCTTCCTCAGCGATACCAACGACCCAACCTATGTACCATTCCCGAATAATGTGGTTGAGTATGGTTCTAAAGTGCTGAAGTGTTTGCCATATGAAGAGAGTCTCCTAGTTGTAACGGAGAACGCCATGTACCTAGTGGACAATGCAGGTAATGGGGCCTTCACTTCAAAGCCAATCCAAACCAACCTACAGCTCAGGGCAGAAGATATTCATTCCATCTTCACCATTCGTAATATGATCTGCTTCAAGAGCAGGAACTACTATTACATGGTGGTGCCTAACAGACGAAATGAAAAGGGTGAGATGCAGATAGCACCAGTGTCCATGCCAATCACTGGACTGTTGGATAACTTTAAGACCACAGTTATGAACATCCTTGTTAAGCTGTATGCCATTGACTATGTGCTTAATACCAACATGTCCAACATTGGTTTGAAGATGTATGACTATCAAGCCTATGCAGACGGTGCACGGATTAGATATGTCTACACCATGGGCATCAGTGTGTCAGGTGTCAATAAGATGTTCGTTGACTTCCATCTCATCTACGACACCACACTCAGAACATGGACGACAGAGATAGTGCAGACAAACGGTGAGCCAATGGTGCTCTTTCAATCCATTGCCACTGGCTATGCACAGTTCCTAAACATCTACTATACTAATAGATCACATGTTCAATGGGTGACTATTGTTGAGTCACAGGTTGCTGACTCCTTTGTACTTGGCAATGTGATGGGCAACCAAGGAGTAGCATACACCCGCATCCTGAAGAATCATCAACTGATTGATACAGGCAAGCGTGACCTTGGTGCCTCTAAAGTGAAACGACTCAGAGAGATTATCTTAGAGTTCAACAATGTCGGACAAGATGACTTGCACTTCAATCATGTTGTCTCAGTAGATGATGAAGCAAGAGAAGACCTGTTCCAGTACAACCCAACACAAATCATAGACCCACAAGACCCTAAGTACGGTATGATTTATATTGAGCGTACCTACACAGATGGTGAGCTCATACCTGCTGAAGCAGAAACAATCGCAGGTGTTACGGCACTGGGTCAGTGGAGCTTAGGTAACTCAAGCTTCCCAGAATCATCAGTCATCAAAGCACACCTGCCCGTCACAGGCAAAGGGTACTACCCAAGGCTAGAGTTGATTGTTAAAGGTGACACCATGTTTGACTTGAACCACATCTCATGGGTCTACCGTGACATGGGCAGTAAGAAAGGAGGACGCAATGGCTAACTACCCCAACCTAGTTGGATACGTACCAAGCTACACCATCATCAACTCCGCTATCCCAGACGGTGGGATAGTGGATGCTGTATCCTACAACGGGGCCATCAATACTCTAGCAGCACAGGGTAATCATACGGCCCTTTGGTTAAAGAACGTTGCCACAGATATGCTGGCACTGGGCACCGCCTTTGACTCAGCCGTTGTTGCTGAGGCTGCACGAGTTGTCACCGAAGGTTCACGAGTCACTGCCGAGTCAGGCCGTGCCACTGCAGAATCCAGCAGAGTCACTACAGAATTAGGTAGAGTCACCGCAGAGTCTAATCGGTTAACTGCAGAATCTAGCAGAGTCACCGCCGAGTCTAGCAGAGTGACTGCTGAATCAGGTAGGGGCACTGCAGAATCCAATAGAGTATCTGCTGAACAGGCCAGAGTACTTGCAGAACAAAATAGAGTTAGGTCAATGTTTGAGTTCAGGTATGGATTCCTAGAGTACGAGCAGTACTTCAAGAATGATGTTGTGACCTTGGATGGAAGAGCATACATCTGCATACAAGATGTCTATAATGAGTTCCCAGACAACACAACCTACTGGAGTGTCTTAGCAGAAAAAGGTGCAGCAGGTCCACAAGGTATTAAAGGAGACAGGGGTGACCAGGGTATCCAAGGTTTGACCGGTAACCCAGGAACTAATGGCCTTGGCGTACCAGCAGGTGGCACTACTAATCAGATGTTAACCAAGCTATCCAACGCAGATAACCACAGTGGCTGGGTCACGTTCGCAGGTGGCGGTGACATGATGAAATCAGTCTATGATCCAGGTAGTACTGGTGTCGTCGCTTATGCAGAAGACTCCACCTTGCTAAATGGTGCTGATGCCACCTACTTCTTAAACCGCCTTAACCATTCAGGCACTATACCCGCTGCAACCATCAGTGACTTTGCTACCGCAGTTGGTGCAACTGCAGCAGTTACTGGTAAGCAAGCAACATTAGTGTCAGGTACAAATATTAAAACCGTTAACAGTACCTCGCTATTAGGTTCTGGTAATGTGGCTGTCCAAGCAACATTAGTGTCAGGTACAAATATTAAAAGTATTAATGGTGTGACCTTATTAGGTTCTGGTGATATGACAGTTGGCGGTAGTTTAACTGGTGTAGTCACAAATGCACTGGCAGCCTACACCCTAGTACTTGGTGATGCAAATGGCTATTTAAGGAATACCTCAGCGTCAGCTTCTATTGTTACTGTGCCACCTAACTCAGCAGTGGCGTTCCCAATAGGAACAACCATAACAGTTTCTCGCAGTAACACAGGGACTGTCACACTCGCAGCTGGAGCAGGGGTAACACTGGCATCTCTCAATAACTATAAACAGATTGACGGACAGTATGCATCTGTTACACTTGTTAAAGTTGCTACTGACTCTTGGGATTTGATGGGGGCGCTGATAGCGTAAAACTTATGATACCTATTACTAGTAAAGTAAGATCAACCAAGCACAGTCGCAACGAGCCTAAAACATTAGGTACTGGGTTTTCCCTAGCAAGAAGAATAAGGGCGAATGCAACTGTTGATAGTGCTGGTAATCTGTATGAGATGTATATTGAAACTGACACAACTAATCGCTATCTAAAAATTGTACGCACAGCACCAAATGGAACTACATCGTATGCAATAAGAAGTATAGTAAATACCAATGCAATGGTTGGTGTGCTAGTTGCAGTTGGGTCTACTATCCATGTCGTATACCGAAGCCCTTCAGAAAACTTGACGGCGATATACTACTTCACCTTTTCTGGTGCATCTGTTTGTGGGAATGGTGCATTTACCGCATTGCCCTCCTACGTGAGTCGCAGTACGATACCAGCACTAACAGGCAACACGATGACCTATGTGGGTGCACTAGATATTGTGGTTGATAACACAGGAGCTATACACGTAGCAACGATGAAGGGTGATGGCACAACACACACCATACAGTACACGGTATCATTTGATGGTGGTGCTTCTTTTAATGCATGGCAGACTGCTTTCACACACTCAGGTGGTTATAATACTGGGCTAGGAATTATCCTAGGCTTGGCAGTCTCCACAACGACTGGTGCTGTGTACATGTTAGTTAAATACTTTACAGCTGCTGTGCTAACTATTAGGTGGAAAGCATCCACTACTTGGGCGACTGCACAAACCTTGACCTCATCATCTCACGGTACTAACTACTTTGAGGAGCACTTGGTTGCACTCACAGATGGAAAGATAATGTGTGCATACTGGGCTAATACATTGCCAAACTTAGTCATTAATATCTTCACCGGTGCTAACGCACCTGTGGTTACCACATTCACTGCGTTTGCCATGGGAGCTGTGCAAGGAACTGCGTTACTAATGATAGTAACACCACGCCAGGTTAAGTTTGTAAATGTTGCAGACCTAAACCGAGCAACAACGAAAGCATCAATGGTATGCTTCAACATGCATGATGGCTCATTCTCAGAGATGCAAGTGCGCGACACCGGAGCTTCTAGTGGAACAACCACTGCATCCTATAATGCAATGCTGACTTCAAACACAAAGGAAGTTGTCAACTACACACAGCGTGGAGCAACTGTTTTAACAACAGAGCTTGAGATTATCATATAACCTAGGAGGCCTAATGCTAAACATCAAACAAGACTTCATAACAAAGGACCCAATCAAAAGACCAGGACACAAGTTGGACTGGACAACCATCACAGTACACAACACAGCTAATGAGAAGAGTACTGCTGAGAATGAACGGGCATGGCTCAGCAATCCAACCAACAAGCGTCAGGCATCTTGGCATTATGTAGTCCATGAGGGCACCATCATCCAAGCCATCCCAGATACTGAAGTCGCATGGCATGCAACAGACGGTGCCAATGGCCCGGGCAACAGAACTTCTATCAGCATTGAAGTGTGTGAAGAAGGCAACTTTGAGTTGTCTAAGCAGACCGCTGCTAAGCTAATTGCGCAACTGTTAAAGTCAAAGAACCTGCCTATCACTGCGGTAAAGAAGCATGCTGACTGGACCAACAAGAACTGCCCAAGACTATTGATACCAGTGTGGCCTCAGTTCTTAGAGATGATTCAGAAAGAGCTTGCACCCGTCCCAAGTTTATGGGAGAATGAATTAGATCAAGCAACGAAATTCGTGAGAGCCATGAACATCTCAGATGGCAGTAACCCAGAGGGCACCCTCACACGAGGACAACTATTCGTCATGCTACACCGCTTCTTTCAGAAGCTACACTAGGAGGTGCCAATGGAGCAGATTACTTTTGAAATGCTTGCGCAATTCATCGACCCCAAACTGTTAGTCTTAGTACCCATCCTATGGGGGATGGGTAACTGGCTCAAAGCCATACCGACCATGCCAGATTGGGTGATACCATTCTACCTGATGGCGTTGTCAATCTCACTAGCAGTCCTGTACATGCTAGTATTTCACACCAGTAATCTACAGGCCATCTGGTTAGGTATCATGCAAGGCCTTGCAATTGCTGTATTCCAAGGGTACTCCCATGCAATCTATAAACAGCTGAGTAAGAAGGGAGGCCGTTAATGGCATGCGAAGGTCACGAGCAAATGGTTATTAAAATCACGGACATGGGCACGAGACTTGAATTTGTTGAAGATCAAATCAGAGATCAACGTGCACAGATAGACGCCATCAGAAACTTGGCGTCTTCTATTGAACATCTATCAAGAGAAGTAGGACGCATCATGCCACTACTTGATGGGTTTGATAACAGGCTAAGAGTCACAGAGGCCAGACCGGGCAAAGAGATTGCAGCCTGGGCACGCAACTTAATCTACGTCGGGTCAGGTGCCTTTCTATTATGGGCACTCTCACAATTCCCAATAGGAGGTTAGCATGTTATACACAGCAGACGGCGGTGGCTCTAACAAGAAGGCACCCATCAATGCAAATGTATTAGCAGCACAGGCCAACGCAGCAACCGCTGCTGCACAAGCCAAGGCAGCACAGGCTGCTAAAGATGCCGCTGCAAATGCACTGGCTAAAGCAGCACAAGAAGCAGCAGCAGCTAAAGCTAAGGCAGCAGGGCCACCAACAATTCAAAAAGCACAGGGCCCCTACATTCCAGGTGTCTCTAACAATCCAGCAGCCAAGGCATCAGGCAGTGGGAATGTTACAGCCAATAGTACGTATTTCCCACCATCAACACCAGCTGTAAAGGCTGCGGTACCTGCACCAGTGAAGACTAGCCCAGTGACTGTTACACCAGTGACTAGACCAGCGACTACCCTAGGTTCACAGGCACCAAGTGCTAACCCACTTGAGGGGTATGGCGGTGGTACCAGTAACTATGGCCCAACACCATCCGTCACGCCAAGTGGGGGTGGGGGTAGTAGCAGTAGTGTTTCAACTGCGGCCCCTTACGAGACAGATGGTGTTACACCAACTATGAGAACTGGTCAGAACATGGCAGCCTTGACAGGTGTCATGTACGATAGAGATCTCTTTCTCAATCAAATGAAGAACGCACTCAATGCTAAGTATGCTAACCTAGGTACTGAGTATGAAAGAATGCGAGGGAGCTTCTTAGATGACACTGCCGTTGCAGCCGACCAAATGATGGCAGGTATGCGACGAGGTGACCAAGCAGCCACCATGTCAGGACTAACAGCAGGGTCTAACACAGCAGCACAACTTCTTGCAATGCAAGGTATCTCACAGGATGCAGCCAAGGGCGCAACTGAGTTGGCACAGACACAAGCAGACCTTAAGTTCCAAGCTGAGTCTGACATTGCAACAGCAGAAGAGAAGGCCACACAGATGTACAATGAACTTGGCCTTGGCCTTGGTGCACTCAGCCGACAAGAGCTGGACTCCAGAGTACAGAGCTTCGGCATGAAGTTAGCTGCTAACTCAGCAGAAGAAGTAGCTAACATTCAAGCACTGGCTGCTAAGTATGGTGCTGATAAGAGTGCAGCTGCACAACTAGGGGCCGCCGCACAACAAGCAGCAGCTACTAAAAGTGCAGCAGCTATGAGTGCAGCAGCACAAGCAGCCAATGCAGCCACTGGCAATACTCCAAGCATTGACCACCTCACTGCTCTTAAGAGTAGAGGTGAAATCACACAGGCTGAATATGCAAAGATGATGAAACAGTTCTATGGTTTGGATGTTGCTAAGCTAGGCCCAACCATAGAGAAATCACAACCAACGATTGACTTAACCAATATTGGTACAGTCGATTGGTTAAAGGGCATGACCCCCATAGAGAAGAGATAGAATAGGAGACTACGCAATGGAAAAACCAGGCGTGTTGATACCAGCACCATTCATTACCCCAATGAAACTACCTCAGTTGGAGAGGCTACCAAAGCTCCCAACTGCTGCTGACCTACTGTATCAGGACGCGTTGCCAGTTTATACACAGCAACGTGTACCTGCTTACATGTCAGACTTCAATGACCCGAACCAAGTCAACTCAACGGCTGACCTGATTGTTCGTAATGTCAAATACTTGAGCCCACTGTACAATTCAGTGACAGGTATCTTGAAAGCATTCAACATTAGAAAGCCTGAGATTGAAGCGGATGAGAACCGTGCTGTCGCTGATGTAGTGGAGTGGGCTGACAGAAAGTTCACTCCTATCATCAAGGGTACACAGAAGTTTGTGACAGGGTATGAGAAGACTGACCCCAGTGACTTAGATGCAGGGGATGAGTATGGTGTGGCGTTAAACAACACCTTCGTTGATCTAGCAGAGACTATTGATATCTTCGACAACTTCTGGAAAGCTACAACCATCCCACTCTTTCATGACAAGACTGGGTTGGATGGTGTGGCTGAAGGATTAAAGAATGCCTACAACCGAAAGAACTATATGCATGATACAGGGGATTGGAGGAAGAATCTCTTTTGGGAGATGATGACTCCAACCAACCTGACTGGACTTGGTGCCTGGAGGTCAGGGGCCATGGCAGTCAAGTCAGTTGCCAAGGGCATGGATGTCCCACTAGCCAAGGGCTTCGTAAGGAATGCTCTTGGTGCAGGCAACGGTTCACTGGTAACCAAACGCATCATGCGTGAGGCCATCATGAAGGATGGCAACACAGCAGCCATGCGTGCCATTACTAAAGAGACTGGCAAGACTGTAGATGAAGTCACTATCATGATGAGAGCAGCACAGCACAAGAATGCAATCGCTGCTCTTAAGTTAAGTGATAAGATTGGTGGAGCTGCCAATGCCATTGACCTGTTAGCCATGCGAACTTCCTTCATGAGTACAGGCATCTACCCTACATACAAGCTACTCAAGTGGGGTGCAGGTCCAGCTGTTAAGCAGATGATGTACGCTGCTAACAGTATGCTGTCCCACTTACCAAAGAAAGATGTAACCCTCCTTGATATTGTTGAGCGTGGCCCTGACCTCATGGCTGAAGCTGAAGCACTATACACTGCAGGGTCTTTTTACATGAAAGAACAAACCCCTAAGGATGTTGTTGCTGAGATGCTCAGAGATGCAGCCACCAGTGCCAACGCCAAGATTGTTGAGACTGCCAATCAAGCCATTGGCCTAGCTCCTGCAGAGATGAAGACTCTCTTAGACGAGACTGCTCAGTCCTTGACAGGTGGCAAGATTACAACCATGAATGCTTACAACACGTTCCTGAGACAGCTCTTGAATGTCTCAGACAGTGGCACAGGTGTGCATGAACTGGCTGAACGAGTCACTGCTCTGACCAACGCACAGAAGAGTGCCAAGCAGTACGACATGATTCAGGCTATCCGTTCAGCCAAGGAAGAGTTACCTATCCTTGAAGACCTACGTATTACCACAAGCCAAGGTAGAGTCACCAACGCAGCCAAGGCATTACAAGAAGCAAGCCAACACCATACCAGACTAGCAACACAAGCATGGGATGATGTGGATGAACTCTTAGTAGAGCTGACAAAGAATGATACGACAATGGACTTTGCCTTCGTCAGACAGGACTTACTCAGAGAGGCCCATCAAGCAGCAGCCCAAATGAATAGACGCTTAATGGAAAACCCAGGAGTGGTTCCACCAAACGCACAGGCCATTCTTGATAAGCCCTTCTTGTTAGAGGAGCAGTTTGCAATCGAAGCCCAGACACAACTAAAGAACTTAGTAGATGATGCTAACTTCAACCTTGCAGGTGCAAGAGATAAATTGGCTGAAGCTTCTGATGACTATGAGTATAACTTAATGAATGCTTTCAAACTGCGACAAGACTATGTAGCAGGCACTAGAGAGACAGTCGAGAACTTGATAAAGGATCTACCTACACTACAGGACAGTAGTAAGGCAGCCCTTAGAAAAGCAATCCACGATATGGACAACAGCCCAGTGATGACAGTCTATGCCAACACCCCATGGAAGGACATTCCTTACCCAGTGGTCAAGGCTTTTCAAGAAGCATCGGACTCAGTCTATGCTACGCTCTCAGGTGTAGAGCACGCCATGTACAGCATGCGCACAGTCAACAGCAAACGCATCAGAGCATTGATTGATAAGTTTGTACCCTACAAAAATGTAGGTCAGATGCAAGAAGCTGTGAGATCAACTGCCAATGTATCTTCACCAACTTCCGCTATCGTTACAGAAGACTTAGTTCGTGCCATTGAAGGACTGGATGAAGCCAACTTCTTAGATGCCACAGACATCACATCTCTACGTGACATACTGATGTCGCTTAATATGCACCTTGAAGTAGATACCATTACCAATGCTCTTCAAACACTAGAGCGTGAGTTTGATATCATGACTGTCAAGGATGTTCAAGACAATCTCTACAGCATTGGTATTAGACTGGACACTGCTGCTGATAAACTAGATGCACTAGCACTGCACAAGCAGACAGCAGTAGCAGCCCTGCGAACCACGCCTGACCCAGGCATCGGTATGATGCAGACTGCTGTCCGTGAAAAGAAAGAACTCATTGACAATGCACTGGGTAAGATGGGTGTTGAAGCTGAGGTCATTGACGACATCTTCAAACATGGCTACGCCCAATGGCAACTCAGCATGTCATCATTACACAGAAGCTTACATCTCTTTGACCTAGACCCAATCAATGATCTTGTCAATGCTGTGGAGTCTATGGCTATCAGTAAGAACGACACATTGAATTACCTTTACACACTGGCTCACTCACAGGACCCAGTCATGAAAGAGTATGCTAGAGCAGCACAGACATTCATCCAGAGTATGGACGCCATGGGCAAATACCGCAGGATGATTGCTGATGTCTTAGAGTGGCCTGAGGAAGAGCTCTCAACCATTGCAAAGACTCGATTCTTGGATGCTATCCAAAGCTACTACGACGAGGGGTACTTACTCAGCGTCACCAAAGTACAAGAGCTTCTGAAGAATGTTCGCACACAAGTAGAGCAAGTCACTGCTGTAGAAAACTTCAAACTATCCAACATGCACCTTCGATTGAAAGATGGAGGTGAAGCATACTTTGAAAGATTCAGCCCAGACCAGAGCCATATCGCAGGAGCCGATGCTTACAAGACCATGCTCATTTATCAAGAGCTCATGTCAGACAGTGCTAAGTATGGTGATGTGCAAGTGGCATTAGATATTGAAGCACAGTCTGCTAAAGGCGCACAGGCCCGTGGTACTCAAGCAGGTATTGCCTTTACAGATGGCAGAGTCTATCAAATCTTTGCACATGATACACCACTATCACAAGTACCTTATGAAGCAGACCTACTCAGAGTCTTGCTTGGACCCAAGTCACACAACATGGATCACAATGCCCTGAGAGACTTGTACATTTCCATCTTTGCCAACAAGGATGGTACCCAAGCACTGACCAACTTCAAGGGCTGGTTTGAGATGGGTGACAGTGTGACGCTTATCAGTGTTGCAACTGAAAAGGATATGATGACCCAGGTAGCTGATATCCTAAAGGAAGCAGCCCCTAAAACAACCGGTAACAGATTGCAGCTAGTTATGTACAACGGATTAGAGTATGACCTTGAAGTTATCAATAAGGCCATGCGTCGTGCAGATGTAACTAGGGTTGATTCATCAGCACCTTATCAAATCAAGGAGCTAGATGTTATTGATCCACTACGCTTCATGCAAGAAGGCAAGGTCACAACACTAACACATTCAGAGGAAGGCATCCTTGAAAAGATTGTTGAGAACTATATCGAACGTCGTAGTGCCAAATCCTTATCTGTTAGACGGACTCAGGCTGTTGGTGAAATTGCCACAGTCCATGAACCGTTCGTTCCTAACTTCGGTAGTGATGTCAGAGACTCATTAGACACACTCTACCGAATGATTAATGATAACACTGTGCAGTCATCTAAGAAGATGGACCCTAACGGTTCTATGCGTGCTTTCACTGGTGACTTGGCTATGGCTGAGCAAGTCGTATCACTCAAGCGTGCAGTCAGTGACCATGTCAAAACATTGAAGGCAACACAAGATGACCTTGGCCTATTCAAGTATGACAGGTGGATGGATAATGAAGTACTAGCAGGTAAGTTGTCAGAGGCTATGGGTGGTGACGCCCTTAGCGTTAAGGGTAACATCATGGCCTTCCTGAAAAACGAATCCGACAAGCTAGACCATCTCTACCCTGCACTGGCAGTGAGAAAGACCAAGGGTTCTAGCCTACTCAACTGGTATAATCTCAAACTAGGAGATAGGGTACCAACTGAACAGCTCAAGCGGATGATGAGTATGCAACGTAAACTAGAGAAGACAGCCCAGCTCGTTGAGAATATTGAGAGACTGGAAGAAGTCACAGACATTGATACCCTTCGTGCTCTCTATGTAAACCTCATGAATGAGGGCAGTGCCCTAGGTGGCAACTACTTTGCCTCAGCCCTGCACATGGTGAAGGTACCAACCAATACAGTCCAGGCATTTGCCATGGCCCAAGTAGCGTTCAACCAACTGAAGAATGTTGCTAGGTCAAACAACATGGGGTTACGGGCATTGGATTACGCAAGTGAACTAGTCAGACGGTTAGGGTATGATGATGAACTCCTTGGTATGCTAGAAGATCCTTATAAACTTCTGAGCAATGTGCAAGACCCATCACTCTATAACAAGCTGACTAGCCATGACTCAGACATTCAGGGTATGATTGACTACCTCATGTACAACAAGGCTGAACTGAAAAGCATTGAAGAACAACTTAGCATGCGACATGATGTGGCCCCTACTTCAAAAGCAGTGACGCTCCTTCGTGCCTATGAGCCAATGGTTGAATACTTCAAAGTCATTGCCGATGGTGAAGCAGCCTACATTGCTGCAAGAAAAGCAGGTGCAGGTGAGAACATCAGATACTCTGATAGAGTAGAAGCGATGTACAAGCGAGACTACCACACAGACCTGAGGATGGGCGTAGAGCAGTTTGACAATGTACTTGCCTACAATAAGGTAGTACATGTACTGTCTCTTGAACCTGAGGTATTTGTGGACTTCCTGTATCGAAGAGCCAATGGTATTATCGTTACAGATGGTGACTCTTTACTGAGTAGCACCTACGCTGTAGGCCATAACCAAAAGTTACAGACTGACCCCATCAGAAGTGTGGCAGGTGTCCGTGCCTATGAAGCCATGATGAGAAACAGAGAAGCTTACGAGGCCCTTGGCGTTGAGTTCATTGAACGTCAGAGCAAACGACGTACAGAAATCATCATCAAGCTACGAGAAGATGTTCGCCAGTTGGATGCACCCATCTTCAACAAACGCTATGAAGATGTGGAGCTCAACTTAGAACAGGCCAAGGCCATGGTTAGCTTTGATGCAGGCGTAGCAGATGTGGGTAGTGCAGCTATCGATGCCCTCATTAGAGCAAGACAGAACTTACAGACCATGAAGATTGCAGCACACAACAGCACCATGGAGAAAATGGATCACACAGTCTTTGAAGACCTGCGCCGAATCCTCGGCATCAAGTTCACAGACCTACCTGGTAACTTTGAAGCTAGTAGTTTCAACCACTCCGTCCTTGGTTCGATTGGACTCAGACGGAGGTACATGCCAGCAACCCCATTCAATCCAGCTAAGACCATGTTCAATACAGTGAGTATGCTACACAGCAGTGTAGATGAACAGATTAAGTATACGTCCTTGCTCATGGATGAGGCCACCAGTGTTCACACCCTAGTGAAATCTCCAGAGCAGAAGCAGGAATTACTTGAGTTCATGCAGGCCAACTTCAGAGATTATAAATTGGCAGCGCTGAGAAAAGACAAGGCTAGGGGCTATGTTATCGGTAGCATCCACGTGGATTCCATCAAGGACATTGAGACAGCCATTGCCTTTAATGCAGTGGTCATGGACTCTAACACATTTGACACAGCCTACTCAGTTATCAATCGTTACCGCATTGAACCTAAGGTACTGGAACTCTTCCAGCACTGGTGGGCAGTCCCTAAGAAAGTGGGCTACATGATCTTCAGCCCAATGACAGTGGTGCGTAATATCATTGAGTCCACAGCTAAGAACGTTGACATCACCCAGAACCCAGAGATGTTGATTGAAAGTCTTGGTGCCATGTCTACCTACTACAAATACACACGGATTGTAGATAAGGTGACTAAGAAAATGACAGAGGGAAACTATGGGTGGGATCACGCAGTTAAAGAAGTCTTTAAAGAAGCGCAGTCTCTGCCTAGAGAAGTATTTGATGAGATGAAACTCTATAAAGGCAGTGATGCATCAGGTGGTGAGACTGCTAGTCTTGCAGCCTTCTACGGTGACAGTATTGACAAGCTCTACAGAAGCTACAAGAAAAACTATAAAGACAGTATTCCGATTGAGCTATTTAGAAAATACATGACTGCTCCTGAAGACTATGCCATAGATATGATTAAGTCTCATGGCTATGGTGAAGAGATTGAAGCACAGCTAATCTACCGTAGGAAGTCCCTGCTCAAACACAAGCAGGCTTACCAAATGCACAAGATGTATAAGGGTCAGCTCCTGACACAGGAGGACATGCTGAGGTACATCACCAATCCAATGGAGATACCACCAACCTACAAGGCCATGATTGAAGACATGATGAGGAAGACTAGCCACATCAAATTGAAGGATGACCTTGCAACAACCATCATGCACTCAGGTGCTGTCAAGATAGGTATGTCAGGCACAGTGGGCGTTGAGGAATCCATGCGTTATGCACTCTTCAGCTACCTCAGACGTAACGGCATGTCAGACTTATCAGCAACTAACCTGACTCGGGCCACACACTTCGACTACAAGAATCGTAAGCAGTGGCAGTTGTACCTAGAGCTCTTGATGCCATTCTCAACCTTTAAGCTGAACAGCTTAGATTACTGGATCAATGCCATGTATAAACGACCAAAGACCATGAAGGCCATTGGCAACTACATGAGACAGCAGATGCTATTCCCTGAGGAAGACAGAGAACCGCAAGATATTTTGCGGAGCCGTAGTCTACAGTACCAGCTGTCCTCAGGTAACCCGACGCTGTGGTCAAGAAACTATAAGACGACTACGGAAAAAGGATATGTAAAAGAGAATCAAGATGACTACGCACTCAAGATTTCTGCACCATTCATGGCACCCTTTCAGATGCTAGTGGCACCAGTCACTGAACTGAGTAACATGATTGATAGCACACCGCGGGATGTCATAGCCATGGTGAATGCTTTGAGAAATGAGATGCCTCAGTATGACATGGAGTCCACTGAAGAATATCAGAAGCGTCTACTCAGAACCAAGCTGAGATGGATGCCGATGGCAGGTGTGTGGTTTGACAGGTTCTTTAGCAAAGAGACAGTAGAGAACCCAGCCTTTAATATGCTAGTGAATATGGCTGTCTCTAAAGTCTACATCCCTCAGGACTACCCAGACTTCAGCAATCAAACCTATGATAACCTGACACCTAGGATGATTGAGGTCAAGGATGGTAGAAAGATTCGGGCCTATAGAGCCAAGCAAGGCAAGTACAAGTTAGCTGCTTTCCACTCTTATAATAGATACTGGTCTAAGCCTTCGGTAAAATTCAGGGGCACCAGGATCTACCCGAATCAAATCATGAGGGGCATCAACACAAGACGGTCAGACATCTGGAAGAAGTTCATATCCAGGAGTGGCAAGTCCATGTTTAGAATGAGAGCACTACCAACAAACAAATACACACGGGCAATGAAAGCGAAGCTGTATCGCAAGTACATTACCGGCAAATAAAAAGGAGGGCCTCGGCCCTCCTATTTTTATGCTATACCCGCTTTGACTCTAGCCCATACTACCTCGGCAGTATCAAGGATCAACTGTTGCACACGCTCATCCCGCATGATGCAGAAGGTGCGTGACTCCCAGTCCTTCTCTGCTAAGCAAGTCAGGTAGCAGAAGGGAGCATTGAGTCCCATCATCTGTTGCTGTACCTGAGTGTAGTAGTAAACTGGGATACCTGCTTCATTGGCTCGTGCCATGATGTAGGCCTCGTCTGTTAGGTTGTCTGCTAATGGCATCAGTTCCTTACCGTAGCTCAGCTCATTAGGTGACATGCACTTAGAGAAGTTATAATACTTGCCACCATAGGAGCTGATGAACTTACACTCAACGGGAATCATGTAAGCACCAACACCCATGATGCCATCAAAGTTTACAGTCAGCGGTGTGCCCACAATACCATACATGGCAGAGGGCTTACTGACATCTTCAACTTTGTACATCTTCATGAACTTAGCCAGTATCAACGGTTCTAGGTCGTTACCCTTACGCACGTTGACCATCTGACCAATGGCTAACTCAGCAGCTGTCATGTACTTGGCTTGCTTTTGATAGATAAGTTCTTGGGTTGTACCATTAGGAAATGGACTAACACCAAGAAGTGCTGCAGTATCTGATGCACCAATGCCCTGTCTACGGATTAGACCAAAAGCCTCTTGGTCATTAGCTGCTAATTCCGAAGCATTCTCTACGAGTACTTTGATTTCAAAATGTTTCATGTCAGCTGTTTTCCTTTCCGGTTGCTCACCTCAAAGAAGTGGCAATGTACTGCGTGACGCAAGGCATCCATGCAGTGATGGTTGATTGGTTTGCCTTGCAAGTCTGCGTAAGTGTTACCTTGTTTCTGTATAATGCCTTCTTCAATCAAGATAGGATTAGCCCACCTTGCTTTGACTAGGCCAGCGTTACGCATGTACTGCGGTGTGTTATTACAAAAGAGAATGAAGTTAAGAGCACCAATTAACTTAGAGGTTTCCATCTCAGAATTAATCTGTGCTTTAGCAGAGGTGGCGTAGAGAACATAATCTTCAATGCTCACCACCGCAGGATCAAATCGAATAGCCAGTTGCTGTACCTTAGCAATGATTGCTTCCCAGTACTGGAACCGTGTATCAAACCACTTAGCTTCAATGGCCTCGTGGTAAATTAATTCAGGGGCCCCTGAGATAACAACGATACCTGTGGTACCACTGCCCTCATTGAATGACCCTGATGGGTCAACGCCTATGATGTTCATGGGTGTACCTCTAAGAAACCAATACAAATGCCGGGCTGTGTAAGTACGCCCTTCTTGAAGTCATCTTCAAAGGTGATCTTAACATTCTTGTCGTGTTTCATTTGTGTCTTACAGTTTTTAATAATGGTAGTCGCTGCGACAACTGCTTGCTCGTGGCTACCTTCAAATTCAATTGTGATTTTCATAGCGACTCCTTACTTGCCCAGTTGGTGTGGCTGATTTCAACATCAGCTATGATAGGGACATATGAATCTTCCCAGTCTTCCATGATGGCCTTGAGCTGTGGTATCAAGAAGAACTCAGACTCAGGCATATTGAATTGAACTTCGTCATGGACTGGTAAGACCATCTTAGTTTCATAGCCACCTGCCTCTAGGAGCTCACCCATTTTAGTAATGGCATCCTTGAGTAGAGTAGCTGAACTACCTTGTATCAATGTGTTAATAAGATGGTGACCATCTACACCCCAGTACCTGACACCAAAGAGGTTAGTAGCAAAGGGCTGTGCTCTGCCTATACTGTAGCAATAGGCTTGATAATGCCTGATACCTGGGAAGGCTGCGTAGTAGCCACGGTCAATGGCGGCAACTACTTCCTCAGGATACTCAGGGAACATCTCAGTAATCTTACCGACTTGTGCACCATAGTTCTTAGCAAAGTTGACTCGCTTACCTAGCCCACGAAGCGCACTGAAGTCGGGATGAGATTCATCAATGTTAAAGGCAGCTTTAGTAGTTGCGCCGTGTACGTCAGTTGGGTGCCAATCTTGGTCTGGAGATTCAATAAGTCTCCATCCTTCAAGGTGCCAAAGTTCTCTGGATCTAGGATCTGTATAGTCGAACTCAACACCATTGCGTGTGCAACGGTAAGGCATGTAGGCTCTACAAAGGTTGATGTCTGGATGGTCAACGAGAATTGTATAGAGAGCTTGGAGCCGCAGCTCGATCTGGCTATAATCAAGATATACCATTGGGGTCGTCCCGGTGACAATTGCTCGACGTGGATTGAATAATTCTTGTCCGTCATTTGTCTTCAGTCCTTTCTTAGGGAACTGCTGAAAGTCGGATGACATTCGCAGTGTCGCAGCACCCACTTGATTGATCTGAGTATATACCTTGGTCTGATTCATAAAGCGCATAAGGTATGTGCTGAACCACTTCTCTAGGGTGCGGAGTTCCTGTACGACTGCAATGATTGCCAGGGCAGGATGATTAGGATAAAGTCTAGGTAACTGATTAAAGACATCAGCACGAGTACTCCGAATAGCAATGCCGTGGTGTTGCAGGTGTTTCAGAAGTTGTGCACTCTGTGTTGCTTGTAGCTGATAACCAACCAATCTGCACAGGTCTTGTCTACGCTCTAGGATATACTCCCGCATACGAGCATAGGACTCATTCACATAGACACTATCAATATAAAGGCCTTGACGTTCCATGTTGAAGAGGTGACGCATGCAGCGATTCTCAACATCAAGTCCTACCTGCGTGCCTCTAGCCCTGACGATTGGTGCTGTCAGGATATAAATACGTAGGGTCAGGACAATATCTTCCAATGCGTACTTGAGTAGTAGCTGCCTATCCACCAGGGTATAAGGTACAGCCTCTGATGAAATCTTACCGTAGGTTGTCCTCTGTAACTCTGGTGGTAAGCTATTAAACCATGCGAAATATTTCTCACGTGGGATAGGTTCTAAATCTTCCGGACGATTAGTGAAATCTCCAAAGAAAGCATCTACGTCTTTAGCCTTCCAGCCAAGTGCTGCTCGCAGTTGAATGTTGTACTGCTTAGCAATAGCACTGCGCTGGACCTGTATCTCGTGGTCATGCAGTTTAGCCTTGGTATCTACATACTTACTGGCATAGTCCTTTAGACCGAGGAGTACACCACCATAGCGAACAGATACATTGTCATGGGCAAAGCGAATGTAGAACTGTGTGTCACTGATGTTAGCCCAGTCAGGCATGGCTCCGATGTTATAGAGCATGTGCATATCAAACTTAGCATTATGTGCTAGGTAGACAGGAGCTGTCTTTACTAACCTATTCCACATATGAATGATATACGATGATACGACTGTGAGGTCTACTGCAAATGCAAAGAGTATCTCGCTCTCAGCATTGTACCATCCCCACTGAAAAACAAAAGGCCTGCAATCAATGATGTGCAGACCATCTGTCTCAGTGTCGAAGGCGGCTGCAGTAGGAGGATACAAAGCATAAGCTTCTTCAACCAGTGTGAACTGGCTGAGTTCGGTCAAGACCAACCGTTGTATTTCCATTAATGTCACCTAACCTTCTAACAAACATGTTACGCTCTAGGCCAGGAGTTGTTAATCGGAAGCGTTCAGTAGGGATGATATCACCACTGCTTAGCTTGACAAACATACCAGACACTAGGCTGTTGAGAGTTGAACTTAACATTTCATTACTGAGTCCTGATGCTGCAGCAATCATAGCCTTAGAGGTCTTATGCTCCTGCTCAAGATGCTGTATCACGGACGGTGCCTGACTATAAATAGACTGTAGTAACTGAACTGCATCTGCATCTGTAGAAGAATACTTGCGTTCGTGCTCTACATATTGCCGTAGCTTAAAGACTGTGTTGTCGTAGATCCTAGTCATGTAGGCAACTGCATAGTCCACATGCTCAGGTCTAACAACAATGGATTCAAAGTCATCAGTGCTGACTGTGTATCCTGCTACTGCAATCGCTACTCTAGCAAGCTTCTTCCATGCTTCAGTACCAAATATTTTTATATGAGAATCATAGTGCTGATTCAGCATATTCGCTTGCTCAAAGATGTAGTGCCCTACTGCATCTGGAATGATGATCTGTTCCACACTACGACTCCATACCCAGCGAATACGATTACGATAATCTACTTCAGCGTATGGTTCGAGTGGTTGCCAGTAAGGGTCTGATATTGTATTACCCTTATCACCCAGGACTAGCATGATATCATAACGTGCAATATCTTCAGCTGAACCTACCAACTCAATGATGACTGATATCCCATTGGGGTAAGATGCTATTGAACGAATGTCTTTGTTAGCCAAAGTCTTGACGTTACTGAGTGTAATCATTCTAACCATGGCAGGTAGTGTAAGTGTCCCCGAGACACGAGTGATTCTGACTTCATTAGATGAGCGGATGTCTGTTAGTTCACTAACAATGTCTGAGGAACACTTACCAAACTCTTCAAAGATCATAAGACCTTTGTGATTCTGTGGGATGATACCTGCTTTTGTTTGAAAGCTACCTTGTACTTTGTTGGAACCACCTATCAGGCCAGCGGTTGTAGCTGAGTTACCTGCTAGTGAAACGAAAGTTCCTAGACCATAGGTTTTACGCATGGTTTCCGCAGTACTGGACTTACCCATCCTAGATTCACCTACGATGATAGTATCCAAGTATGCTCTCATCTTACTAAAGCGGCCCAAGCTAAACTCTAATGGTGTATGGTAGGCTAGGTCAATGGACTCGATGAGAGTGTTGTTACCATTGTACCCTAGCAAACCCTTGATGCGTTCCGTAAATTCATGGACTGCACCTTCAATGCCCTGAGCTTCCGTGACATCTTTAAACTTTCGTAAGCTTTCGATTACCTCAGGTGTTACCACAAATCCGTTGACTGTGTCACTGGCTTGCTTCACATCTGTGATAATCATTACTAGTTGCTGACCCAGGTTGGCGTTAGGAACCAGTTTAAAAGTGATGGTATATTTTTTACCACTGTCGAGTCTATGTCCTACTGAGTAGGCCATGAACTCCATTGGCATTGTGTCAGAGTCTGATGCAGTCTCAAACAAATCAGTGACTGTTACCTTGTAGACTGTGTGTTTACCAAACTCTCTGTACCTAACATTACGTTCTGTAATGGGAACGCCCGTTAGCTGTACGAAATTATCTTGCAAGGTCTTTTCTTTGATGCCATTGTCAACGAGTTTCAAGACTTGATGCATAGTGTCTATGTCATACGCCCAGAACCTGGACTCACCAACCAACATTTGATTCGCACCATCCTTATCAGACATGCGAGTCTTAGTGGCGACGATTTCAGAAGGCATGGTATAGGTGGCATCCGATGTAGCAACCACCTGTACATTAGCCTGAAGTAATCGTCCGATGTTCGACGGAGATGCCGCTTGGTGCAGGGTCACCTTAGGCACTTTGTAATCATCCGCGATAATATGCTCATTGGTTTGCTCAACGCATGTAATGATATCTTGCCGAGTCTTTCCGTACTTGTTGAAGTAGTCTGTTAAATCTTCCTTGGTTTCCATACCAGCATGAAAGGCAGTGACTACCTTGACACACTCAGCAATACCTGATAGCTCATTAGCTACCTTGATCGCACCTCTGATGCCTGTCTCGTCATTGTCATAGAAGATGGCTACTCGCCTACCCTTAAACATATTCTTAAGGATGGGCCTCATCTGCTCACCACCTGTTAAGGTAATGGCATTGAGGCCATGGCTTCTAGCTACTGCCATATCCTTTTCACCTGCACATAAGATAGTCCACCGTAAAGGATTCTCGTAGTACCAGATATCAAAGGGGACGATAAGGCCTGCAGTTGCACCACGTACGCTCTTCATCTTTGGGGTTGCATTAGGGTTATAGGTTCGGATATCTACAAGATGACCAAACATAAAGACTGGTATCTTGAGCTCTCCTTCTGATAGAGAATGTATTCTCAATTCCTGTTGGACCTGATGAGAGATGTTGAACTGTGCTGCTAGTGGGATGTTGACTGTGAGTGATAAGCAATCCTGTTCCCATACTTCAATGGTTTGTCCGGGTCTAAATGCAGGTAACAGTTGATAAGCTTCTGACTTACGACATCCAAGCACAGCTGCCAAGAAGGATGCTTCATTGTGCCCAGTATTACAGGCTTTACAATGAAACAATCCTTCGACAGTGTTTACTTGCGCTGAAGGATTTTCTTCGTAGTACTCCTGTCCTGCTAATGTGCGGTGAGGAAAGGGACATTTTACCTGTTCCTCTACACGCTCACCGCTAAGTCCAAAGTACGCAGCGAAGAAGGACATGGCTAGTACTCGTTGTTATTGTTAGGGGTACCTGTTCCAAGCGGTGTGGGCGCAGCCGCTTCATTTGCAGGTTGGGTACCAACGAGTCCAGCGTATTCCTCAGGGGTGTAGAAAATATCATTGCCAAACATGTTGACTTCTGCCTTGTCCTTGGTCACACCATTGTACGTGTTAGGTTTGATGTGAATATCAACGACAAGCTTACGACCTTTGAGTAGGTTTGCGAAGTCTGGTAACTCAATGTTACCACTAAGCGGTAGCTTACAAGCACGCACCAATCTACCAACCTTGTAAAGGATGTTGGCATTCTGTGAGTTAGGGAAGATGTTATCCCAAACCTTGCTGTTGTTTGCAAGCTTAAGTGTGAGTTGGATGAAGTCACCCTTGTCACCAGGCTTGACAACTGCATCTTCAATTGTTGCATGATGAAAACCTGGAGCAGGAAGATCGAAAGTACCTGCGCCATCACGTTGTTGTGGAATTGCGTCGAAGTTAATAGCCATGGTGTGCCTCCTACTTGTGAGTAATGGTTACAAGATTATTGAACGCGCTATTGATGATGTTATTATAGCTCTGAAAGGCAGCGGTCATTGATTGTGTTTGCTTAGTTGCTGCATCTTCTAAGTCCTGCACTTGCTTGAAGTACATTTTAGCCTTAGCTGTTGCATACTCTAGCTCTTGCTCTAATGCTGCAATGCGCTCAGTCTGTGCTTTCTGCACAGCCAATGAGATTTGCTCAGGCGTGTGTGCCTTAGCTCTGCTTCGCTTAGGTGCAGTTGTTTCTTTTACTTCTACTACTTCCACTACTTCAATTGCTTCTGTTACTGTTGCATTTGGATCCATGTGTAATACCTCCCGTTAGTTGAGTAAGCGTGACAATAGTTTGCGTAAAATATCTAGTGGCATCTCTACAAGTGGTGTCTCAGCGTGACCAAGGTCTGACTTGTAGATATTCCATACTACCTTTTTAGATTCTGAGCTGTCAAGAATGTACTTGATTTCTGTCATGAACTCTTGACGTTGTTGCTCAAGCAAGATTGCTGGATCAATACCTTCAGCCAAGTAATCACGAAGCTGAATGATGGTGTCTTCAGTGAAGTCATACTCTTCACCTTCAGAGAAGATAGCATATCTGCTCTTGATGACTCTGGCTCTTGGTGCTCTACCAGTGGTAGTGCCTGCATGTACCATCTCAAGTACTAAGTCTGGCTCGTACTTAAGGTCAGGCATTTGAATCTGTTGGTCACCCAGAGATACTACCTTGCCTTCTTGTAGGGCATGCTTCTCTTTGAGTCTGACAGTAGAGATCATGTGTATCTCAGAGTCTCTAATCATTTCAAAGATGCTGTCCTTCTCGAAGACTACCTCAGGATCACCCCAGGCATTGTACTTATTTAGCCTAGTGTTCTCTGATTCTTTCTTGCTGACTAATTGGAGTACACCACCAGGTCCATTCCATGCATGGCTGATTGAATCCTGCACGAATACTGCTGCACCCTGTGCTACTGCTGCTTCTTTAGCACCAACGAAATGGCTTGGTTTATAGCCATGTGTTTTCAGTAAGTCAAACTTTCTGAACTTACCGAACATGATGCCGATGCTACTGGCGATACCTTCAAACAGATTGAGTGACCGGTTCTCTGTGTCTAATGCAAACAGCTTGGACCAGTCACCACCTGCCAAGATAATTCCGATTAGCAATGCTAGACCGGACTTACCTTTGCCTGAGAGTCCCTGAATCACAATCGATGCTTTCGACTGGGCCCGGGACACCTCGGTAAAATTGGGTTGGAAATTCATGTTATGCCTCCTTTAAGATAGTGTATATAATTGTTGGCAATGTCTGTCTCAGAGATGCCTGACTCTACCATATCGTAGAGGCATTCATCATAGGTATCAGCCATGACCAATTCAATTATCTCAGTAGGTTTGACGCGAGCTTCAGAGGTTGCCACGATTCTGTCTCGTGCCTGAAGGATGTCGGAGGCGGGTGGATAGATATCAGTAAAGATTAAGTAATCCGCATTGTCCAAGGTAAGACCTTCCTTACCTGCATCAATCTGAATTAAAAGTATCTTTAGTCTATCACTTTGAAAATCATCAAGCAATGACTTTCTTACACTTGGTGAAACACCTCCAACAATCAACCCAACCGTAGCCCCTTTTTTAGTCAACGCTTCCTGTACATTACGGAGGTACTGGGTGAATCTACTGAAGATTATGATAGAGGCAGTATCATACTCTTTGTAGAAAGTACACAACCAGTCCGTCTTAACGGAAGTGATGTTGACTCCCACTAACTTGGGGTCTACTAGCAGTTGGCGAGTTCTTAAAAGTTGGTCTAGGATTCCTTGTACGCGAAGGTCCCCTATCTTAAAGAACTTGTTTAACTTATCAATGTGCGTGCATAAAGATGCAGTGGGATGCAGCCGTATGCGACGGGGTTGGGTAGCAGGTGGTAGCCATGGCATAACATCTTTACGCTTACGCATGATGCTGTGCTGAGCTAGGATAGATGTGTAAACATCTCGTAGTGCAGGTGACTTGAAGGTGGTTGGTTCCTGAATGGAGTTGACACCTGATGTCAATTGCACATGGTAGGGTAATCGTTGCTCATCCATGTTAAAGAATGATTCAACGAACTGCCAGTAACTTGAGTAGGTCTTAGGGTCAATGAAGTGCAAGAGGGACCAGACCTGTGATGGATGGCTAGGTGCAGGTGTGCCAGTCAAGTACAACCGGCAGGGTACATTGCGCATTCTAGCCAAGGCCTTGAAGTTAGCAGTCTTCCTGCCTACTGCACGATGGGCCTCATCAACAATAAGTCCCTCAGGTTTAGCCTTAAGGATCTTATCTACCATGCCTGCTCTACTGCTCACTGTCTTGAACATATCATAAGACAGGATGAGTACAGCATTGGGTGTAGTGCCCCAGTCAAAGAAGGCGTCCTCACGATTCTTACCAGCGAACACAAAAGTAGGGCGTCTCGTCCAGCGTATTGATTCCTCTTCCCATACATACAGCATGGAAGCAGTGGATACAATGACGATACGCCCAGCTACCTTCTCAGAGATAGCGACCAGTGATGTTGGTGTCTTACCTGTGCGTTGCTCATTGAAGATACCATGTGTTGGGTGAGGTCTGAGTGATATAACATCCTCAAGTTGGTAGGGCCTGAGTATCATTCGTCGTCACCTCCACAATGGATACGAAGTAATAACTCATGGTACATGCCGTTGTTAAGCATGCGCTTAACCATAGGGTAGACCTGCTTAACTGATAGCTTAAGTTCCTCAGCTACTTGTTTGCATGCTACATGCAGCGGTACATCATGTCGTTCCTCAAGCCTAGAGATAACATCCATGCGTGCATCGTCTGTCCATATCATTTGATCGCGTTGCGTAGGTGGCGGTGTAAACATTTTGTTAGTGTTGTTTAAGGTATAACACTTACTAACAATCTGCTTGATAGTTTTGGTTGGCAACTGCTTAGATATCTTCTTAGCAATCTTAGGTATGCTGAGCTTAGGGTGCCCGATATAGGCACCTTGCAGAAGCGTTGTCTCTTCAAATGTCCAATGTTTCATATCGTGTCTCCTAGCGCAGCGATGATATCTGCTCGTGCTGTATCATACCTAGTAGGACTGGCTGCCTCTTGTGCTGCAGTCATGGGCACGTAGGTATAGATAATGATAGGGCCTTCCTTGCTTGTTGTATCTTGCATAGTTTTGTTTAATGCGTTAATCATCTGAGCTGCACCAACAGACTTCTTATCATCTGTTGCTGCCTTAATCATCTGCTTCATCTGATAGTCTTTGTATAAGTCTATCTCTGAGTTGACCCAAGCTGATACCTTAGGGTGCGTTAAGAATTGTTTCCATCGTTCAGCTGATACACCTGTGCTGTCATACAGCTTATAGTGGTTCATGAAGATGGCTTCCTCAAGATCAAGTCTGTTGTAGATTTGTTGCAAGTCTCGCATCTCAGTTTCGTGTGCATCAAAGATAATATTCATGTGACCTCCTATGGATTGAGTGAGTCAAGGAACTGGATTGACTGAGCGATAGCTCTGCTCTGTTCAAGTGGGAACCTGTTACGTATAACAATATCACCAGATTCATATTGACGCAACCATAGGATAACTGTATTAGGAGACACTGGTAAGGTGTCTCGTATCTGTGATACTGACTGCTTGCCTACTACAGAGTAAGTCAATACGATTTCAAACTTGGTAGGTCTGTACTCTCTGTCCTCACTGAGTGAACGAGACACTGCCTGTGTAATTGATATGACGTTTGCTCCTGATAGAAAGCAAAGGAACTCAATGAAGTCCACAATCCTAGCCTTGCTATGGACATGGACATATCGCTGAACTAATCTATGAAATCTAATCTCATAGTACCTTAGTTCAATTGGAGTTAACTCTTGCATACTGTGCCTCCCGTACCTACATTCAGTCATAGGTTAACGATCGTTGTCGATCGTTAATGCCACCACCGATAACATTTTGTTACACTCACTGTGTGAGTGTTGAGATTTTCTAGGTACAATGCTACTCCTCACCTTCCTTAATCCTAACAACGGGGTCAAGAAATAATGAAGAGTTGATCTGTAACCTTGCTTCACAGAGGTTAGAGATCAAGTCCTCGTTATTTCTTGTCCTCTGTTGCTAGGATTAAGACGGATCGTTGACGTTGTGATACTACCACTGTGTGATAGTTCTCATTTACATGAGTGATTCTTCTAGCATTGTGTTACTTATCGGAGTAGAGTTTTAAATACAGCACTGATATCTAATCCGAATTTGATTTCGTACTTGGTGAACATCTTATCATAGTATTCAGGTTCGATGTTCTTCAGGTAACCAAGCTTACCGATGAGTTCTTGCACTGATGAAATCTCCCACATGACGCCGTATGAATAGTCGGTCAGCATGCTACAAAGAAGATGATGGTACTCTTTCTTTTTCTTCTGACCGATAGTAATGCGGTTGTCATGTGTGTACATCAGGCCCAAGTTCCAGTTGCGTCCACTGCTAGAGCCATACCTTATCTTATCTGTATTGATACGATAGGGTAGATCACAAGCAGTGAAGGTTTCTGTTACCAGTGCAAGTATGGTATTAAATTGAAAGTGATATCTTGATGAAATTAATAGGTCGTCAGCATATCTCGTATAGGTGAACCCTGTACGTTTCAATTCTTTTGTCAAGCGAATATCAAAATCTAGCAATACTAAGTTGGTTAACATTGGTGATAGAGGCGACCCTTGTGGTGATTGAAGTTCCGCGTTAGTTGCTGTGTCGGCGAGCCTTTCGGTTAATCCTTCTCGTTCCGAGAGTGGGTAGATGTTGGCTAACTTTTGCTGCATCAAATTCTTTGTTGTTGACGGGAAGAATTCTTTGATGTCGAGCTTAAGGAACCATCTTGCTCCAGCACGTTGGTGGGTGATGATTGCGTCTATTGCGGCGCGACCTGAAGTATAAGCATATGCTGCGTCATGTGGTAATATCCTAAGGTTGTTAAGTTCCCTAAGAATATTATGATGATGTTGCTTGAGTACTTCAGATGGTGCTTCGATTTTACGGGTGCCTCCTGATGCCTTAGGTATTCTGAAGGTGTAGTATTCCTTAGGGACTTGGGTGTTCAGCAGTATGCTGAGTTTCGATAAGTCTACTTCCTTCGGTGAATTAGTAAAGAATGTCCTGGTTCTAAAGAATCCTTTTGAGTGTTTGTTAGACAAGGTTATCCCTTGTGCCACACTATCAATGAGTTCCTGTCTGGACATTCTGTTGTGGATGTTGTAAGTGTTCGTTAAGATGTGCGTAACGTATGGCATGTAGTGCCTCCTTGCAGTCTTGAAAGAATTGTCTATGGTCCTTATCCAGGTGAGCTGGTTCTCTGACTAATTATCATTCTGGTAATATCATAATGATATTAGTATTTGCAATGAATGTAGTATTGGTGCGGCTACTCTTCTGGATGCTGCCCGCAGGATCCGTTGGTAGCTGCAGATGTATTATATTCATTTTATTTACCTGGTGATACTACCACTATGTGATAGTTGTGAACCCCATTTCTGAGGATAACAGATATCACTGCAAGAGTGTTGAATCTTAGAACACTATCTGTGTGAAGGGAGAGCTGACAATTGTCGTCTCAAGTTTACCAACATTCAGATAGTTAATAAAGTTTGCTACACCTAGTGAGACTATCATAGCTACAGTAGGCATGATGCTTTCAGATAAGCCACAACCATTGACTGGTGTTGCTGCATCTGCTTCTGCTTGAGTAAAGTCCATACTAAGGCGTAGCTTTTTCATATCGTTTGGTACCATTGGGTCAGCTGCATAATGTTGTGCATCTGCTACACGCATGCGGTAATCCATGATGAGCTTAGCACCAAGGCTGCACATGATGATGTCTTTGCGAGTGTCGATATTATCTACTGCCATCATGACATAGCCACCTAAGATATCCTTAGACCACTTGCCCATCTCAATGACTGTGATGGCAGGGTTGATAGCATGGATAAGCGTCTTGAGTGCAGCAGTCTTAGGCTGACCTACTTGCTTAAGCATGTACTGTTGATTGGCTAGGTTGTGTGGTACCACAGTATCCATATCCCAGAGTACCATGTTGGTAACACCGCATCTTGCAAGCATGATAGCTAAGGTAGAACCAATAGCACCACAGCCTACGATGTGGATGGTACCATCTACCTTGGCAGGGTTAAAGAAGTCTGCAAACTTCTCAGTCATTAGTAGTTCCTCCTTCCATAGAGTGAGTCATACTCGTCCATGTTAAATGGTGTGCCACCTATAGTAGCCCTTGGTGTCTTAGCGTTAAGTGGCTTAGGTGTTTGTGTCTTAAGCATAAGCTTAGCTTGAGCAAGGAATGGGTCGTCAGCAGTGGCATTGATTAATTTAATGTCTGCTGTTTCATAGACAATGTTATTAGTGATGTCATAGATCTCAGCCCATACTGCGTTGGCCTTGTTAGTAATCATGGTGACATAGAAGTCAGGAACATGAGCAACAAGTTCTTCATAGTAAGACCAGTCAGTAGAGGATGGTGTGACACCCATGTTCACATGTGAGTGGCCTTGCAATCTGATGGCGTTATATGTCTCATCAGGCAAGGTGTCCAAGAACTTAGAGTACTCAGCGTCATCTGATTCTACTGTTGTGCCAGTGACTAGTTGTGGATAGACGATGATATCAGTTACCATGAAGTGAAGACCGTCACGAAAAACAGTACCATGCCATGCTACTTCAGTATTAATACCCTCAACTAGAGTACGCATCTTAGTGTATGCTTCAGCCGAGAACATAAGCATGGGCATGAGTTGATTCTTAGTTGGTGTGACCTTAGTTAGTTCAGAGATGTTAACAGTCAGTACCTTGCTGTTACCACGGAACGTCTGTTGGATCTTCTCCAGTAACTTCGCTACCATCTTCTGTTGGTCTGGTTTGTGCAGTCTCATTGATGTGCCTCCTGTACGCGTCGAGTAAGTTACTATCTTCCCATCCTTCAGGAGTTCGGATAGAACAAGGGGTATCCATGTTTAACTTAGGCATAAGACGATTATTAGCTGAGCCATCGTTAGGATTATAAGATGCTACTGCAAAGATGAGCTGTGACATGAAAGCTTCATAGTCACCGGTCAGATAAGCATTGATCGCTGCATTCTTAGCAGGTGTAAAACAATTAAGAACATTAATGTGTGGGTTAGGAAGATGCTCGGTTGGATCGTAATCACGAGTACCATTGATACGGTCAATGTCACCACTTGTTTCTAATTCAACGGTAATGACACCATGTAGCATGATGCGTAGCTGTCCAAGTTCTACTTGTCGTAATGCCCATGCGATACAGTCATGCTTACCATATAGATGGTGGCGTTGATTGTTAATACCTGTTAGGTAGTCAGCGATAGGTGCAGTAAAGAACATGGGTGCTCTTAAGTGAAGCAGTAGTTTAGTAGGGCTCAGTGAATGAGGTGGTTGAAAGAAGTTCTGTTGAAAGATCGCTAAGATTTCTTGAGCTCCCTTATACCCTCTGATACCAATGCCTGCTTGTAACCTAGTGAAATATGTTAGTTCCTTTTGTTGTTCAGCAAGACGAACATATAGTTCTTCGATACGCGTCTGTGCTGACTGAATCTGACTTAGATAGTTAGGTGGTTTGAATAGTGTAGAGGTTGATGTACCTTCTGCTTCAAAGGCAGCATGTAATTCATAAGCCTCGAGCTGTGCCTTATAAGTGTTGACTTGTTGCATCAGTAGTAAAGGTAACTGATAGTTATCACTACGTTGAATGGCATTCATAGCTGATGCAACCAAGGCAGGTGTGAGTAGTGCTGCTGCTGCGATAGCATGTGTTGTTGCTGTATCACCTGGCTTATAGAAGATAAAGATCTCACCTTCACGAGCAATGAGTTCAAAGAGTACACCACGAGCAGTGGTAAAGAGTGCTGATACTTGTGGGTGTCTGGTGTAACGGATGGCTGCTTCATCGAATCGACGAATGATATCTTCCGATACTGAACTGGCACCACCTGCACGAGCAGTACCACCATGGTTTAATTGAACCATTGTGATATGGTACTGTGATATAGCCGGTGGTGTATTGATCTCTGCATTACTAATACTATTTACTTCATGATACATGACTTGCTTATCCTCATTAACAAGTTGTAAATAGTAAAGAAAATCTTTAATAGCAGGTGACACAGATCTTGGTGTATAAATATGCGGTGCTTGCATGGTGCTTGACCTCCTAACTGAAAAAGTTTAGGGAGCCGAAGCCCCCTATTGTTAAGCGTTACCTGTCTTAATAACTACAGTTAATGATACTGATTCACCTACACCAAGGGTGTTGAAGGGTGCATTCATATCTGCTAAGGCAAGTGGGAAACCATCCACCGATACGATAGCACCTTCGTAAGCGATGTCATTGGCATCCAATACTTGCCGGGGAGTGTCAGTAGCTTCTGCTACAATTGTCTGTCTACCTGCGGTAGTTGATAATCTGATCTGTAACATAGGTGCCTCCTTATTCTTCGATAACAACAGCTGACATTGCTGCTGTGATTGGCTCAAGTTCCATTTCGATTTGAGCTGCGACCATGCCCTCATACTTAGCAAGTGCTGCAAGAGACTGTGCATTCTGAGTCATGAACTGGTCAGCTACTGCTTGAAGATCATCAGTGTCTGACAATCTAACTGCGTATGCTACTGCAAGTGAACCTTGTTGGTGAGTGTTGAATGCTACGCCGTAAGTTCTAAGTGTTGCATCAACATCTGATGTGCTGACTTTGTAAAGTGTATCACCCTTTTCATTCTTAATGACAAGTGCTGATGGTACAAACTTCTCTGCATTCCTCACTGAGTCCAGAGTTAAAGATGATACTACTTTGATAGTCGTTGCGTTTACTAGTACTTGCATATGATGCCTCCTTGTTATCTATATGTGAGTGGGCCAACCCCACCTACAACCAAAGCCTTACTACTTTTTTAAGTTGATACTAATCTTTGCGTGGGTGGTACACATAGGTTGCAGCTAAGCCAGTCTTAACGAGACGTTGCTTGCTGACCATGATATTAATGGCACGATAAAATGTACCAGTTGAAACAGGGAATAGATCAGGTGTTAACTTGACTGTACTCTTGTATGTCTGAGGTGGAACACTGCAGTAATCTTTGATTGCTTGGATAGCTGCATGTGTAGAGTCGAGAGTCTTAGATAAAGCTTCGGCACCTTCGGGTGATAACTCGACCGGTACAACAGTAGAGATGTGATGTACAAGTGGTACCTTTACATGCTCAAGTTCTTTGACCTCGATGTAAGCTGGGTCCTTATAAAGATTCTTAAGTCTATCAAGTAGATCAAGTTCTGTTTGATAGAGAGCAATGGCATGCTGAATGTGTTGCTTACGCTGTTCGATATTAGTAGGTGTTATCATCTGAGTCCTCCATTGGTGCGCTTAGTAAGGGCACTGATATTAATGGGATGATGAGAGCTGCAAGAGCAGGATCCCCTGTCTGTTATACTTTGCGGCGTTGCTTCGGTGGTGTTACGATGGAAGCTGGGGTAGTAACGATTGAAGGATTGGCTGCGGGATTGAGAAGGATAGTAAAGTTGTTATGCTTCACGCCTTCGCTATCAATGGATGAGGTGTAAGATATCTGTACCTTGTGACCTACCACTGCTACTAATACTGCTGCCTTGGTCATGCCAAGGAACTGTGGATGCTGTGATACGATAGCATCGACTGCGTTGTTGAAGAGCCACTCATTAGTGGGGAAGAATGTGAGCTTGCGTGATGCTTCGCCTGGACGAGAGTCGATGTTGAAAGGGATGCTGAGATAGCCGCCCTTATCATTCTGAACTTCGTCGAACATGCCGAGTGTGCATTCGTAGATGCCGTATGCCAATGGGCCGTAAGCTGGTGCTGTTAAGTTGAACATGTATGCCTCCTAGTGTAGGAGATGGCGCGTCCATCCCCAATTACATAACAACCCTTACTACTTTTTCGTAGTTGGTGTTGTCGTTGTGAGTACGAGGGGTGTGGTATTCCCTGATACACATCAACCATTACTACTTTTTCAGTAGATGGTTTTATGTAATGACACTACGACAGTGACTATTATTTTGAGGGGAGGGGAAGGGTGAGGGTGGTGTAAGGGTAGGCCGAAGGCCGGGTAAAGAGTACGACAGTACCCTCTACTCAGCCATCGACCTACCTATCTTATTATACTTTTCTTCTAGGTGCAACTGGAGTGGTGTCTTTGGTTACCGATGTGGTGTATGCGGATACCAACTTAGGATAGATGTGTCCTTCTATCTTAACAGTTAGAGGCGTTGCGTTCTTGATAACTGTGTCAATCAATAGCTGGATATCTTGGATGCCTGGTGCATAAGATGCTAGGGTGTTGATGTATGATTGAAGTGGTGAGAACGGAACGCCTTGCTTATCAGTAGCAACACGATTGATAGTGTTCATAAACTCTAAGCCATTAATAGTATAGTACACTTGGAGTGCAGTGTCCTCTACTGGTAATGCTTTTACTAGAACTGCAGGGTAGATGCCGTCTGCTAATGTTGCTTTGATAGTGATAGATGCGAATAAGTTTGTCATAGTATTCTCCTTTGAATTAAAAAGGGTGAGCACTGTTGCCCACCCCGGCAGTAATCAGAATTACTTTTTAGTTCTTTGAACAGTAAGAAGGTACTCGTAGTAGTCATAGTACTTGCCGTCCTCGGTGGCAGGTTCAATGTCTTTTACTGATACCTTCTTAGTTGGTGATGGTGCATGTGGTAATGCTTTGTACTGACGTTTAACTGTGTTAGATCGGAGTGCCTGATTGAAGTCCCAGACAAGCGTGTCAATGTAGGCATCTTCCGATTGGTCAATCAGTCTAGCTGCTACTGATGATGACTGTTGGTCACCTGCTTTAGAGTGCAGTGTGTTACCCAGTCTGTAGTAGAGTTCCCACCAGAGATCTGAACCCGATTCTGTCGTGGTCAGCTGCTCAAAGGTTTCAGTCAGGAATTCTGTGGTGAATTCTGTGAAGCCAATGAGGTACTCATGTGCTACCTTAGTGATTGACTTAGTGTAGTCTGATACATCTACTTGACGTTGGTAAGGGCTGTAGACATAGCTGTTACTGATGGTGTTGAATTTGAACTGAGGTTGATCCACTGTGTAGATTAGTGGGTATTCATCAGTGATGAACTCATCTGTTGGTATGAGTTCGGTGATTGCACGTGGCACTGTGAAAGATGCGTTATCGAATCTTTCTGTTGCCTCTAGTGCTGCATCCTGTAGTGTCTGATAGATACCAGTCAGGTGGGTTGTGTTGATAACTTGGAGGATGCGTTGCTGTTCCAACTGTAGGTCTGTGGTCAGGTTAGGCAGAGGTGAGATCTCTTTGGCCTTGACCTGTTGGAATGTGTCTTCCAGGTAGTAGCGTGCTATCTGTGCCATGACTGGGTCTGAGATGCGTGAGTATCTAGTAAGCAGGTAATGTGCTTGCTGATATCTCTTTGCATAGACAGTGGTGAAGGATGCAGTTGCTAGGTTGATGGTAGTCTCTTGCTCCTGTGTGAAGAGAGTCAGAGATACCTTATGACCTAGGCTGAGCAGATTGATAAGAGTGAGCAGATGCTTGTTGTTGCGGTAGTTATTAGGAGTGAACCATTTGTACTCTAACTCCAGGTTGATTGGAGTTGTGTGTGGCAGGTAATTCCACTCAGCGTCGTAAGACATGTGCTCATGGTGAAGATTGTTTGCATTGATTTCGTTGATGTTTGTAATTGATTGTATTGTGTTCATGTGTAGCCTCCTGGCTTGTTGGTTGTGCCAGGGTATACCGAGGACCTATACCCTGACGGGTTAGGGTTGATAGTTGATGCGGGGTTGGCATCACCTCCTTTCAGTGGGGTGTGGTTGTTATACTTCTATCTGTGCTACTCCACAAACTGGACAAATGCATAGAGTGAATGTGTTACCATTCAACTCTACTGTAATGTATTCACAATTGTTATCTGTGATAGGAATTAATTCTACTTCGTGTTTGCATACTCTGCACATATACTGCCTCCTTGTTTGTTAGTTGTTGTCGGTTAACCAGTTGACTTCGTCGTCTTCATCTACTTCTTGTGGTGAATGAGTTGGTGGATAGAAGCCCATGCAATTTTTGAGATCAGTAATGATGTCTTTGATTGGTGCTTCATCATCGAAGATGCTGTAGACTTCTTGGTTTGATTCACCGTTGATAGAGTAAGAGATGGTGATGGTTGTTAGAGTCTCAAGAATAGTGAGTTTGTTTCGGCCTTTCATATAGCCTTTGTAGTTAATGAAGTGACGGTACTTTGTAAGCTGTTGTACAGTGAAGTAGTCAAACATATCTGATTCGTACTGCTGATAGAGTTTTGTTACTTGCTTGACGGTTAAGCGTGCGTCTCGTGCAGTTTGCTGGATAGAGATGTTCTTAGTCCAGTTAGTGAAAGCGATGTTGAGTTTCTCGTTCATGTTGTTCTCCTTTGTGTTGGTCGAGGGTTGGTAAATGTTAGGTGAATAAAGTATACAATGCGTTGATTGTATACAACTATACAATGTTGATGCTGGTTGGTCCTCCTTTCGTAGTAAGGTTATCTATGTTAAATCCATGTTGAGATGGATGGATGTGTAAGTTTAATTGGAAGATACAGATAATGGTTAATGTAATATTGTATCTAAATGAGGGTAAGGGAAAAATAAAAAGATTTTTAGAAGTGTCGAATAATAACGATATCGTTATTATTTTTAGAGGGTAATTGGGTATATATGGTATATATAGTATATAATATATTTACATATATATACATAATAATGAAATCATTATTATTCTTAAATCAAAAAATCTTATATAAACTGAGGGACCTCAAATAGCTACAATACTACAATCTGATGAGTTTCCTTTACTGACATAATTAGGAAACCTTTATCTTACCAAGATATGGCAGATGTAAAATATCTGGAGTTGTATTGATTGTAGTATTGTAGTATGATAAAGATAGAAAGAGAGGAAAGATATATGGGAAGATATAGAGTACAAAATTTGGTAGCAACTATTAAGGTGACTAAGAGTTTTCATGAGGAGATCAAGGAGTGTGCTAACATAAGACGAATGGGCATATCCAATTATGTGAGGGAAGCATTGGAGTTATGGGTACAGTTACCAGTAAATGAAAGGCCAACTTATCCATTCGAGTTAGGTAGTTATACGGTAAGCCTATCTCTAAGACTTGACGATGACTTCAGACGAATGATAGAAGATGAGGTGTATGTTCGTCGGGGTGGAAGTCAATCGTTGGTTGTGAGGCGAATGCTGGCTTGGTACAACCATCGGACTAGGATGGGGGTTGGCCTTTAAATTGGTATATCTTACTGGGTAATGTATACTATATATCTATATATTATTGTTTGTTGATTGCTAATAAATATCCTGTACAATCACCACCACATACAATGACCCCCTTGCATTTAAACCCATCTTATATATAATCAAACCAGGAGGATAAAAATGAAAACAATATCAATAACCTTCAATAAGAAACACCAGCTCACAACTCACACTAAGAACGTCAACCTAGAGGAGTTCATTGAGCTCACTTTATCAGCAACCCTAGCTCTCATGAAACAAACTCTAGACCGAGCAACACCAGAGCACCGCCCACACCTAGAGTCCTACATCTTCGATCAGTTCAATGTTGCAGCATCAACCGTCCTAGCCCAATTCAGCCCTACCATCAATAAGGAGGAACTCACATGCAAAGAAAGCAACTAGCCACTAATGAAACCCTTATCATTCCAAGAAACTCAGGAGCCTTCATCTCACTAGCACTTCACTCAGGTAATGTCAACATCGCACTGGACCGGGCCCCAACTACCTCAGATCCTAAACTCACTGACATTATTCCAACAGCAACATTGAACATGACCATCCCGCCTTACCGTGACGCAGCAATCCACATCAAAGCAACTACCGCTTCAGATATCCAGTGGATGGTGGTTTAATGGCCGCCCAAAGATACCGAGCTCTCAGACCTAGCCTCAGCCCATCTACAGGTTTCCATCCAGATAAAACCAGACTGGGTTTCTCAGCCGCACCATCAAACCCACAAGCAGCTCTCATGCAGTACGCAGACTTCTACCTATCAGCAGACAGACCCAACGGTGTGAGTGCAGGTATCAACTCACCATTCACCAATCCGTGGGTGGACTTATCAGCACCACGCACAATAGGTGTGATGTGGGACAAAGGTTCAAACCCAACACTCAATAAAACGTACCAAGGCGACTTCATGCAACAATTCCCATTCAACGCCATGACAGAAGTCACAGACTCTTATGGTAATGTGTTCACTCGCATCCCTAAGTTTTATTCAGCAAAGCAAGATGGTAATGGTAACAAAGGTTGGTTTGCATCGCCAACACCGTTAAAGGGTGGCTATCTGCATGAGGTTTTCAAGAACCATGCAACAGGTAAGGAATTAGCTTATGTAGATATTGGTAAACATGTTGGGTCATCATCAGATGATGGATTAAGGTTAGAGTCTAAACCGAATAAATATCCACTCATTAACAAAACACTACCTCAGTTTAGAACATTGGCTCAAGCTAACGGCACAGACTATCAACTTGAAGATGTCCATAGTGTGGATATATTACAATTGCTGTTTTACATTGCATTCGGTACGATTAATTCGCAGTCAATCATGCAAGGTTACACCACTGGCCAATGGAGTGCTACGCATCGGTC